TGCACCGATAGTGGTAACAAACTTTTCTGTTCCTTCTGCAAGAAGGTATGGGTCTGCGCCTGTCTGCACCAGTTCAATGCCTTCACCAAAGTGGCGCATAAGTTTTCTTGAAGCGCTATGCGTAACAATAATTTTTGCATAGTCAGCTGCGTACGACTGGTTTGGAACATCAAGCGTAAGAGAAATAAGTTTGTTTATTGAATCTGGACTACCCATTTCTGCTGAAACGGTAATTGCATCAACAGACGCACCCCTTTCAACAAGTCTTTGAATAGCACCAAAAATACTTGCATTGGGTGGTGAATAAAAATCTTCTACAATACAGCTTTCAACACCAACAAGTGCTGCTGATGGACTTAAAAGCATCGCCCCGAGTAGGGACGATTCTGCCGCAAGATCATGCGGTACTGAGTTTGACATTATGTCCCTTTAAATGTTTTTGCGCTTGCCTGATGCTGAATCTAGTGCATATGGCGTTCCGTTTTTGTCTATTGTTTGTTCTAAATTGTTTACAGGACGACTGTAACCGTTTTTTATTGGATTGTCAAGAGACGTTTCACCAGTAGTTGGATTTTTCCAAACACCCGAGAGGTCATACGAATCATAAATCTCTGCAAGCACCAAAAGCTCATCCGTCATTACAAACTTTTCAACATCAGGTGCGCAACCATACAAGTACGCTTGCCACTTTCCTGATCCACCGAAAAACGTAGACGCATGCAACGTATAAGTTTCTGCTTTGCCTTTTCTTTCTTCTGCGTAGTTAATCGTTGCAGTAAGTAAGTCTTCAAACGTTGTTTTGCCATCGCTAAGTGTTTCATTGAATACTTCAAATGCTTTGGGCTTTCCAAGCTTCCTTGGATAGATTTTCCATATCTGTGCAAACTCTTCTGGATAAGTGTTTACAACACGCTTTTTACGAGTTCTCTTAACTGGCTGTTCCTTAGATATATTTATATCTATATTATTATTATATACTGCTGAGCGTGTGTGCTCACCCTCGTCACCTGTGGACACCCTAGTTGGGGTCAAATTAACAGGTTCAGCAGGCCACAAGTAGTACGCATTTTTTACCTGCTTACCATTTTTAAATCGTGGTTGAACCGTGATTGCACCGGCCTCTCTAAGTTCATAAATTGCTCTGCGTGCGGTTGTCTCGCTCACGTTAAGAAGGTCGGCTAAAGCAGTATGTGAAGTGCCTGGTATGTCAAATGCTCCACTTACGGCGCCCTTAAGGTAACCCCAAATGCGAATAGCTCTGTCGGACAAGTCTTTGTGAGCAAAAATCCAAAAAGGAATGTGTACCGATCGTTCGTCGGTTATGTCTCCATAAAATACTTCGCCATTAATTTCTATCTTTGAGAAGATGTCTTCCCCGTTTGTAGAAAATTCCATAATTTCCATTATTGCTCCATTCCTCTTTCAGCCAAATATACAGCCAAATCACCAAAAATGCTCGTGTTCTGAACAGAATCTTCGCCGTTGGTAACTGCATCCACAATTTTCTTTTTCTTTTCTAGCAAACCATAAACATACTCGTCAATTGTTTCTGGAGCAAGTAGATACCATGCTGTTGCGCCGTGCATGTCGTTAGTTCGACCATAGCAACGACTAACGCATTGTTCGTGAATTGCAGGAGTCCATCCTAGTTCGCAAAACACAACGTCAGACGCAGCCGTAAGCGTTAAACCCTCTGAGGTTGCCTGCATGTTTCCAATAAACATTCTGCACTTAGGGTCGTTTTGAAATGAGTCAACCGCTGCCATTCGGTCATCGGTTGAAACACCACCACGAACCTTAACGGCAACGCCACTGTATCTTTCATAGAGTTTTTCAACAAGTTCAATGTGTTCGGCAAAAACAATTACTTTTTCAGTATCGCTTGATTCAATGAAATTGTCTAACCATGAAATGATGTTGTCGTATTTTATTTTTGAAACGGCGTCACGCAAACCAGTAATCCGAATAAGCCCCTGATTGCGTTCAAGTCTAAGCCTCTTCTCCCAATAAGCTTTTGATCCATCACTGCCTTCTTCTTCAGCAATTGCCTGTGCGCGGTTAGCAAAGTATTCAACAACATCTGCCTCAACTTTTTTATAACTTGCCATTGCTTCGGGGCTAATTGATAAATACTGAACAGCATTGCGAAGAGGTGGCAAATCCCCATAAACGTCAGATTTCATACGGCGAACAAAACACATTGAACGAAGTTTTTCGTTAAGTTCTGCAGCGTTTGTTGACATTCCTTTTTTCGGTGCATAACGACTTTTAAAACGCCAAGCGCCACCAAAGTCATCAAGTCTTCCAATTGCTTCAAGTTGCGAGATAAGTTCCTCAGGACGATTGGTAATAGGAGTGCCAGTTAAAAGAAATACAAAATCATCAGATTCAAGCGATTTAGCAAGCTTCATTACCGCATCTGTACGTTTTACGGTCCATCTTTCTTCTGGTGCTTTAAACGTTAAACCGCATTCGCAACGCCTTGCGTTAGATCGAACAGGTTTATTACAATCAATACAAAAAGATTTTTTCTCTCCATTTTTGATGGCATGTGCTTCGTCAACAACAAGTGAATAAAAACCATGTTCAAAAATATCTGGTGTGCGTTCGTGAAGAATGTCGTAATTGATAATAATTACATCGGACTTTTCAATCTTCTCGCTTTTTGTTCCGTTAAGAACTGAAACCGAAAGACTGGGAAAGAATTTTTTTGTTTCTCTTTCCCAGTTAAGTTTTAAAGTGTTAGGACAAACAACAACCATTGGATAGCGGTTCTCCGATGCAACGGTTGCTAATGCCTGTGCTGTTTTTCCAAGACCGGGCTGGTCTGCAAGAATTGCTTTGCGAGCCTTTTGCAAGTATGCAACACCTGCTTGCTGATAAGGAAGAAGTTCAATGGCAATGTTAGGTATTTCAACTCTTGCATTTAACGATGAAGAGGCTTTGACCATTTCATCTGCCTCGTCAATAAATTTTTGTATTTCTTCTTCAAGTTCATTGCACACGGTAAGATTAAAACGAGAAGCCAACATTGCTACTTGCTTTATGTTTTTTCTTGGTGTTCGCCACACCTTGTAGCTCGCGTCCCATTTAATGCCAGGAACAATGGTGCGAATTGAATTAATAATTCTTGGGTCGTAGCTAAATTGAACAGTAATTTCATCGCCCTTAATGTCTACGTTGTTTATGTAGCCAAGAAGACTTTCTTGTACCTCTTCTTGGGGAACTTCTCGTATTTCTTTTGGAAGATCAATGTTCCATTTAACGGCTAATGCACGAACTAGGGGCGCCGAAGACATTGGAAAGACGTTTGCTTTTTCAGCATCGCTCCATCTTCGCCCTTCAATTTGACGGCAATCATCAACAAAAGCTTGGCTATAACGGGAGTAAACAAGTATGTAGTTACCGTCAACCACCGCATAGTTTTTCTTGGCATAATAAGTTTTCATAGGCCGAAGCCTACAATACAAATGTTCATTTGTCAAATGTAATTGTTGACAATGAACATAGGTTCGTGTATAGTTCCCCAGTATCAACGAAAGGACAGTATGGCCAAACAGGCAAAAACTACTGAAAACACGCTAGAAAGCGTTATAGATGAGATTAATAAGAACTTTGGACCAGGCACAATTGTAAGGTTAAATAGCTCCGAGGTAACCCCCGTAGAGGTTATATCAACGGGGATTTTGCCCCTAGACCTTGCGCTAGGCACCGGTGGTTTGCCACGAGGACGCATTGTAGAGTTTTTTGGACCCCCTTCTTCGGGTAAGAGTACCCTGGCTATGCACGCCATCGCAGAGGCCCAAAAAAGGGGCTTACAGTGCGCCTACGTGGACGCTGAGCACGCCCTGGACCCTGGATATGCACAGGCCCTGGGAGTAAGCCTTGATGACCTGCTTTTGACCCAGCCTTCAACGGCAGAACAAGGTTTGGAAATTACTATTCGCCTAGCAGAAACTGGCAAAATTGCCGTAATTGTGGTGGACTCTGTGGCGGCACTAACCCCTAGGGCAGAACTAGAGGGTGAAATGGGTCAGGCAAACGTAGGTTTGCAGGCTCGTTTAATGGGTCAGGCACTACGAAAGCTGACCGGACCAGCATTTGACAGCAATACATTGGTTATTTTTATTAATCAACTTCGTGAATCTATTGGCAAGATGTTTGGTCCAACTGAGTTTACTCCAGGTGGTCGTGCCCTTGGTTACTATTCTTCTGTGCGATTAGACATTCGCCGTATTCAAACCATCAAAAAGGGTGAGGAAGCAACGGCCAATCGAACCCGAGTAAAAGTTGTAAAAAATAAACTTGCCACACCATACCGTCAGGCAGAGTTTGATCTTGTGTACGGTATTGGCGTTCCAAAAGAAGGCGCACTGCTTGACTGTGCAATTGACTTTGGCGTTGTCAAGAAATCTGGCGCATGGATTACTTATGCAGGTGAGCACATTGGTCAAGGAAGAGATAAGGCTTGCGTCAATCTAAAAGAAAAACCAGAACTTTACGAATCTATTTATAAAGAAGTAATGGAAATTACAAAAGACGTTAATTTTGAAATGGAGATTGCAGATGAAGAAGAAATCAATTAATCAAGAAAAATATAACCAAACCGAAATTATTAAAGCAATTGAATCTTGGTTAAAGAAAAACAGTTATTCACCAAGCTTTCGTGATGTTGCTGAATTGACTGGGATTTCCCTTGGAACGATACACGCAGAGTGTAGGGTGTTACGTAGTTTAAAATTGATTGATTACACCGATGGTGTTGCTAGAACTTTAAGGATTAAGTAGTGGATAACGTAAAGATTATTCCTGTATGGGATAAAAACAACGAAGAGTGGCTTGAGCTACGCAAGGGTGGAATTGGTGGTTCTGATGCTGGAACTATTTGCGGAGTTAATAAATACAACTCTCCATACGCCTTGTGGTCAGAAAAAACTGGAATTGTTGAGCGCACGTTTGAAGGTAACGAAGCCACTGAGTGGGGAAACATTCTTGAACGTCCCATTGCTGAGAAATACGCCAAGGATTATAACGTCGCTGTTGTTGAGTGGCCTGTAATCATTTGGTCAGAGCGAGATGGCCAAGAGTTTATGTTTGCCAACCTTGACTTTCTTATTGTTAAACCTTCCGATCAATTCCCTGCCGGTGTCGTAACAGACTACAGAAACCTAGTTATTCCGCCTTGTGGCATTGAGCGCATTCTTGAAGTTAAAACTGCCGGTATTGCTAGCCCAGGAAATCCTGGCGCATGGTCAAACAATCAGGTTCCACAGAGCTACATGCTTCAGGGGTACCACTACGGCGTTGTGACCGGTGTAAAAGCAATTACTTTTTGTGCATTAATTGGCGGACAAGGAATTCAAGTGCGCAACATGACGTGGGACGAAGAAATTGCAGAAAACCTTATTGCTGCGGAATCTTTGTTTTGGGATGCTGTTTCTACACTTAACCCACCACCTACCGATGGCAGTGAGGCAACTGAATCTGCCCAATCAAAAATGTACCCACGTCACTCAACCGGCAAAGTATATGAAGGTGGATCAAAACTAAAAGAGCTTTGGGCCGAATTTACGCTTGCCAAAGAAGCTTCAGATGATGCTGAGCGTGAGCGCAAGCGACTTCGTGCGCAGATACTAGAACTTGTTGGTGATGCAGAGTATGCCACCGTTGACGGTCAACCTCTGTTCTCGTACCGTGCCAACAAAGACACCGAGACATTTGATTCCAAGAAGTTTCAAAGTCAAATGCCAGAAATTTATGCCAAATTTACCAGTCTTAGACCCGGTTCTAGGGTTCTTCGAGAAATTAAAAACTAGTTCTTGACAACCGTACCAACAACCATTATAATAAATTACCTAAACAAAGAAAAGGAACAATTATGCAAAGCGAATCAATCAGCGAATTAGTCACCGCACTAGTAGCTGCACAGGCAGAATTTTCTGCCGTACCAAAAGGGTCAGTCAATCCATTCTTTAAAAGTACGTATGCTGCATTGCCAGATGTTGTGGCAAGCGCGGGCCCAGTGCTTGCAAAGCATGGTTTGGCTGTTAGCCAATTCATCACCTACGACAGCGATGGTGGCGATTTACTTATGACGTACCTTCTTCACACATCGGGTGAATACATCTCCTATGCAATGAAGTTGCACATGGTTAAGAATGACCCAATGTCGCAAGGTTCGGCTACGACCTATGCTCGTCGTTACTCCTACATGGCCTGCTTGGGGCTTGTGGCGGATTCTGACGATGACGGTGTAGCGGCAAGCACACCATCAGCAAACGCTTCCAAGCCAAGCTTGAGCGACAAAGTTGCTACTGCGGCATCTGCACCCCGACCATCGGGTGGCAATAGTCGTGCAGTAACAGAAAACCAGACTAAGGCAATTTGGGCAATTACCCACAAGGGTCTTGGTTGGGACGATTTACAGATGTACGATAAGATTGAAGAGTTAACTAGTCGTAAGGTTGGTTCGCTTGAGGAATTGTCTATGGACGATGCCAAACTTATCATTGAATCACTAAAAGCACTACAAGACGCATAAGGAGAATTATGTCAACATCAATTACAATTATCGGTAACATCACGCGAGATCCAGAACTCAGTTTTTCTAATGACGGTTTGGCTTACATTCGTTTTGGTATTGCCGACACATACAAGGACAAGTCAGGAACGGAATCAACATCGTTTTATGACGTTGTAGCCTTTGACTCAGTAGCAACAAACATTTCTGAGAGCCTTGTAAAGGGTTCCCGTGTTGTTATTGTTGGTCGTCTTTCAATGAAGGACTTTGAGCGCAAGGATGGAACAAAGGGTACAGCAGGAGAAATTGTTGCTGACACCGTTGCTGCCGACCTTCGTTGGGCAACAGCAAAAATTACAAAGAACGAAAAGAAAGAATCAGCAATGAGCGGTTCGGGTTCATCAAAGAGTTTTGACAACTTCTAATGAACAATTCTGCTCCACTCAGTCACGCAAAGATTGAAGAAGCCATGCGTTCGGCCATCTCCACTATGGAGAGGCTGACGCAAGACTTTACACGTATTTGTGATGATAAAGCTGAGGCAGAAGAACGGTATAAGACCGCCTATGCTCAGGCAAGAATTGAAGAACGAATGCATGCTGATGTTGACGGAAGGAAACTGACCGTTGACATGGCCGATGACTATGCTCGAGTAGCGACAAAAGCAGAACTACGTTCTCTTACGGCAATGGAAGCAAAGCACGATGCCTGTCGTCAAGCGCTACTTACAGTCCGTTCACAGCTTGAAGGTTTTAGAAGTTTGCTCGCTTCATACAGAGAGATAGGAGCCTAATGTCTACATACGATGACGCTTTGACTCACTACACCGAAGAGCTTCTCATCAGAGTTAGGGAACTAACCGCAGAGAACGAACGGATGCACAGTCAATTGTCGGAAGCACATCGCCAGATAGCCATTCTGGAAGAACAACTGATACACTATTATTTGTGAAAAGACGCAAACCATTGCAGACTAAAAAGGGGCTCGTATCGCGAGCCCCTTTAGTCATTAGATCGGCCCTAAAAGCAAAAAGCGGGCTTACAGCACATAAAGCGCTGAAGCCCAGGTCGGATAAAATGAAAAAGATTTACGAGGAGCGCAGGCCCTTTGTAGAAAAAATGTTAAAGAATTTTCCTGTATGTCAGGTGTATTGGGACGAACAATGTTTTGAAACAGCGGTTGATGTGCATGAAGTTAAAGCTCGTTCTGCTGGTGGAAAAATTGTTGGAGATAATCTAAGTAATTATAAAACAGTGTGTCGTTACTGTCATATAATGATAGGACAGTATCCACAGGAAGCGTGGCGGAGAGGTTTTATTAAGTGGTCGTGGGAAGAATAGTAACTACACATTACGTACAAATTGAAATGATAAAGGGGAAATTTATCTCAACATGCGCCTGTGGGTGGAGTTGCACGGATATGAAACGTTCCTTTGCGTTATCAAATTCCCATCTTCATGTCTCTGGGGGCTTTAACCCCAAGGACTAAAGTGTCGGACTATTTGTCTTATAGTGAATTTGAATTACTTGACTTTCTAATAGCGTTACAGAGATCCAGGCCAGAGTTTTACGAATACTCTGCCTGCAACAAAGAAGATATGAATTTATTCTTTCCCGGTCAAGGGCAATCTGCCGTAATGAAAGAAGCTATAGAAATTTGTTTTACGTGTCCGGTGCAAAAAGAATGCCATGAATACGCATTAGAGAATAAAATTGACCATGGTGTATGGGGCGGATCAAGTGCTGATCAAAGAAGATTATGGATTAAGGAAAACACCAGCATTGTTAATGCCTGGGAAGAATTACTCCTCAAACAAGAAGAGTTCTAGAGTTCCCTTCCCCGCTCTGCGGAGCGTAGGAATCATCCTTTTACCCGTTGGTGAATCAAAACACCAAGCGTGCATACCATAACGGTCTTCCATAAAATGAGCAAACTCATCACAGACTGGGCATGGTAACCACACCCAGTCTGGATAGTTTTCCATCATTTCTTTAATGGGGGTCGCCCCTTCGGGCAACTTAAACTTCTTTGGTGACATTACAGAATTGCTAGGTCAGACCAACCAAATGGTCCACACTGCGTTCCAATAAGCATTGTAAGCATTCCTGGTGGGCAACTCTTACCTGATGTTTCAGTAAACCAACCTGATCCACCGTCAGCTGCTGGAGACATAAAGACCTGTCGTCCCGTTGCTGATGAAGATACAAAGTGGTGCAAGTGACCGCAGAAGAGAATCTTTGCTTTTCCAATAGGCAACATACCCATTGCTTGTCCTTGCCACCAACCTTCAATCTTTCCAATGCTACCGTTGGTCTTGACACAGTTCTTACCCTGTCCATTGCGGAAGGTGTGACCATGAGCAAAACCACACATAACACCAGCTACATCAATGGTAAGTGTGAGCGTCTCATCAAACTTGTTTTCGGTTGTAGTGACGTTTGCGTATCGTTCTGGATTGTGTGATATGACTTCCTCAACACCATCAAAGATTGCAAGGTCATCATTGTCTGTCCAAGTTGTGTAAGCTTTACCCATGGCATTGCGGTTTTCACCGTGATTACCTGGTACGGCGCCAAATACAACTCGGTATCCTTCATCAACCAATAAGTTAATTTGTCGCAGAACAAGACGACGAGCTAGTCGCATCTGTTCTCGACGATCAAGGTCTACATTGAACGACTGCATATCATAAAATCCCGAGCATTGTTCAATTAGATCACCAAGACCCATTAGGTATACCGTGTTGACTTCACGGCCTATCTTCCTAAGGTCTTTAAGGCGTTGCATAAGTCGGTCTTGAAAGGTAACGATACGGTCAGCAATAGCATCGCTACCGCCACCTTCGCTTTTCCCAGCCTGCCAGTCACTTAAAAGAACCATCATTACCATTTCACCCTGGGGTCCGACTGGCTTTGTTGGTTTCTTTTTCATTACTGCTTTACAGAGTTGCGTAAGATCTTCTCCGTCAACGTCCATAACACCTTTGCGGTCATTATAAAATTCGCTAAGGTCTATTTTGTTTTTACTTGGCACAAATACATTCCTTATTTCGGTGACGAATAATGGCGGGGTGTTTGGCGTCAATACCACGTTTTTGAAGATAACGAACTATCTTCATGCCATTAATGTTCCTGTCTTCCATTGCAGCAAGACAGTTGATTTTGTCCTCTGGTGAAAGTTTTGAAATAAGGCGTGAGGCGATGCATTCTTTCTTTTCTTCTTCGTAGAATTCCGACAAGTCAGGTTTGGTCATGCTATCCTTTCTAAATTCCTCCATCTACATACTACATCATTGTAATTACTATTTCAAGTCTTTAAATGTGTAGTCGTCCACCATGGCGTTCGCCGTTTTTATTTGCAATTAGATTTGCATTTACATAGGGGATATCATTGGCTTTGTGCCAATCACTAGGGAAATAGGTGTTTAGAACGCTAATTTGAAAATTCATTTTTAGTTCTGGCACGTATTTGCGGTATTCTTCGTCTGCAAAGTACCAAAACGAGTTCTGATTGTAGAAGCTGTTGTGCGTAGGGTCTTGATATGCACCACGGCCATCGGTACTAGGAGTAAGGCTTAGGACCATTCCACCGTGCGCAAGAACGCGGTACATCTCGTTCCATAGGCGAATCTTGTCTGGAATGTGTTCTAGGAAGTCAACGGCACGAATAACACCAACGCTGTTGTCCTCAAAGCCTTCAAGAACCTCAAAGATATCGCCAATGTAGTCCGCTGGAGAATGCATGTCAATCGTGAGGTATCCCGGTGCTGGATTGTGGGCAGCACCTAGGTCAAGGGCGAGAAGGCCATTCTGCTTAGCCCATTTAAGAAGCATAGGTTGAATGGTCTGTCCGTGCA